CACCTTTCGGCATTGAATGGCTCTACGTTGAGCCGCCTAGCGTTAGCAGCGTCATTGCTGGCATCAGCTCTGTAACGGTTAAGCTAATTGGTGAAATGCGATGACTGAAATTCGCCTTGCGCAATACTTTTTTCTTGTCACTTCCACGGGCACGCAACACCGCTATCAAAACTTTTTTATTAGCGAAGCCCGTAACATCGGTGGCCAGCGCTTTGAGTTTGCACCATTTCGCGCTGAAGGCAGCACCGCCAACCTCAACGGCGACAACGGCATGGTGCGCGTCTTGTTCCCTAATGTGGAGTATGCCATCCGCCTTGTTGAGCAAGGTGACGGCAACCGCCTCAGCCGGTTAACCATTACCACGCAATGGCTAAATGCTGCCCTGGCGCCATCGCGCACCTACCAGGAGCGATACGTGGGCATTGGCGCCAGCTACTCCGATACTACAATCGAGCTGCGTTACCGCACCGCCATGGATTCTGTTGGTGCAACATTTCCAGGTCGCACCCTCACCCGTAGCCTTGTTGGCCCATTGCCCCTCAATGCAGAACTTGTCCTTCAATGATTTGATTGGCTTGCCATACCAATGGGGGGCTGCTCCATGGTCTGGCAAAACCGACTGCTTTCAGCTTGCATGTGAAGTACATAAGCGACTGGGCTTTGCCGATTACAGCAATCAATTTGAATGGGTGTATGAGCTGTTTGATGAACACACATTTGCCAAACCGTTGCTGGCGCGGTGGATGATCGAGAACGGCACTCGCCTTAAGCAGCCCACTCCTGGCGCAGTGGTCATGCTGCCGGCTGCAATTGGGTCTGCGTTGGGTACAATTGTGGAAGACGGCGCATTGTTTCTATCGCCTAGTGGCGCTGTTATCAGGGCGCCATTGCCTAGCAGCATCGGCCATTACTTCTGGATGAATCAATGACCCGCAAGCTGCTGCCTTATGAATATGACCTCATTGATGCGTTAGGCGTCACCAAGGAAGAGTACCTCGACTTCGTAGCGCAACAACACATATATCAAGATCCCAAGCAGGGAACTGCGTTGGATGTGCAGAACGCGCCTGCAGTTGTTGCATTAGTGCTGACTATCGTAGGCATCCTCTTCCAGGTGGCGTCTATTCTGTTGGCGCCCAAGGCAAAACCAGACGAAGAAGGCACGCCACAAACCAGAGACGCAGTATTAGCGCCGCGCATTGGCTTCAACGGCGCCCAAGATCTTGCCGTGTATGGCGACACCGTGCCATTGGTTTATACCAACACTGCACAGAATGGCAACGGCGGTGTGCGCGTTGCAAGCCTGTTGTTGTGGTCGGCCATCCTTAGCTTTGGCAACAATCAATTCATGCGCCTAATGATGACGATTGGTGCGTCAAGCATTGCCCGCATCGATCCAGAACGCACAGCACTGGGGCAATTCCCCGCCAAGGATTTGGTATTCGGCAATGTATGGCAATACTACAGCGAGAACGGCCCAACCCGCTACCAAAACCTAATCAAAGGAGGCGGCACCGATCCAACAATAACTTATGGCAGTGACACCACGGCAAAACTAAATCTTGGCGCAGCATACGAAGGTTTTAGTCAAGCATTTTCGCCTACTACAGCTAAATCTGTTGGTGTTACTGGCTTTATTCCTGTGGTAGCTGATGTGCTTATCCTTAATGAAGCAGGTAATACAGAGCGTAAGCGTGTCGATACTTATTTTCAATCAAGCAGCGGGGCTTTATATTGGCCGGATGATGACAACAGGCCATTTGTACCGGTGGGGAATCAATGGGGGTTATTTATAGGGCACACAATTGAGCAGTTAGCCACTAATGATACTGCGGGCATTGCAAGACAAGATGCGCTACGCGCGTCAGCTTCTCAAGTTGATAACGGCACTATATTTAAGGCGGGCTCTGCTTTATTTCGTGTGGTTTCCGTAAACTACGGGGGCAGCAATAATGGCATTGAAGAAGGTAATCTAAGCGCAGTTCTAGAGTGTATACGCACCGGCAAGTTGCCACGCGCTAATTACGGACTTGCGCACTGGCAACAGGTGGGGCAACAAATCAATGCATTGCGCTCACAGATTGATGCAAACAATAAGCGAATTGCATCCGCTGAAACAGATCGCAACGACACTCAAGGCATTTTAAACAGAGGCTTTCAACTCATATTTATTCCGAAGGGCGGGAGTGGTCGCAGGCCTCTCACCCAAACAGATCGCGATAGATTGCAGACAACCGTTAATAACCTCAACAACGAAATTGCAACACTACAAAATCAAAACAACAACATACAAAATCAAATTAACAGCTTGCAAGGGCAAGGTGGCCCGGAAACATTCCATGTAAAGGGCTTGGCACGCGTTGAAGAAGCTGCCTACGCCAGCGTCACCAAGTGCCACATCTTGGATTTAGCCCTGCGCTTTCAAGCCTATCGGCGCATTAGTGGTCGCGCAAATGTCTATGGCAAAGATCAAGTGAACTATGGGCACAGTTCATCAGAGAATGGTGCCAAGGCCCGCACCAGCATGTTTGCCATTTGGTATCGTTTCGACAACACTGGTGAATACGCACGATTGCCTTTTATCTTTTGTTGTCGCGGGTTTAATGAGCAAAGCATTTTTACTTATGTCAAACTTTTAACTTATCGCTCAGGGCCACGTTTTATAGAAGTGAAGCTAGAAGCCGTTGTTGATACTTACACGGAGATACGCACTTTTCACACCCGCGCTTACTGTTATTTAAACCCTACGAGTCCGCTGGTGGGGTTGGGAGTTGAATGGACACAAGATAGCAACGTAGACTTGTATTTTAATGGCTCATTTTACCCAGATACCTATAGAGGCAACTACCCCCCATTTAACAAGTCTCCAGCTAATACAACGGAGTTTGACCTATTCAATTATGACGCATTTTCGACCACTTCATTTTCGTTTGATTCATCGCCTGAGATACAACTTACTGCCGTAACAGAGCAGCGCATTGAGTCATGGAATACTTATAACCCTAATTTATATGCTGGCCTTTCTACCTTGGCTTTGCATGTTGTCTCAGGCGCTGGCACCCAAGACTTGCGCAGCGTCAGCGCATATGTCACCGAGGGCAAGCGAGTAAGGCTGCTGCCAACCAACCTTGATTACTTTGGCAATGAAGCCACTGGTGCGCCTTATGACAATAACATTCAAATTTTTGCCAATAGCAACCCTAGTAACTCCACTTCCTTCGCGCCTGACATTTTCCTAGATACCATCTTGGACGATATTAATGGCATTGGCCAGTATGCCAGCTTGCATTCTGTTGACGTGATGCAACTAGCGCAAAGTAAGCGATTCTGCCAGCGGAACCGGCTATTCATGGATGGAATTATTGCAGATGGCAGGCCATGGCGTGAGTTCTGGGCGCAGGTGGCACCATTTAGCTTGCTGGAACTCGGCAAGATTGGCGGTAAAGAAACGCTAGTACCAGCACTGCCATATATCAAATCAACTGGTCAAATCACGAGAGACGTATCAATCACGGCACTGTTCAACCAGGGCAACATCCTTGAGGACACTTTCAAGGAAGAATTTATCGACTATGGTGCCAGCGTTCAGGATGTCATTGTCACGCTCATCTACCGTGACACCGAACGCGGCAGCGTTTTCCCGCGCAATAACAGCGTCGAAGTAAGGCGTAGTGACACGCAAGAGGCCAACGCAATACGCGAAAGCCTCGACATCTCGCAGTTTGTAACGACACGCGCCCAGGTAATCCTACTTGGCAAATATCTCTGCAATGTGCGGCGTTACAACCGTCGCGCCATTGAATTTATGACATTTCCTACAGACATCTTCGTGATGCCCGGCAGTTACATTTACGTTGAAACTAGCAATAACCAATGGGACGGCATCTACACGGGCCGCATTGAGGACGGCGGCATTTTCAATGTGCCACTACAAGGCATCCCCAATGGCACCTACAACGTGCTCACCTACGGCAGCACTGACGGCACGCGATCCTTCAATGGCGTGGCAGTTGCCAATGGCGCAGCGCCTGCACTTGCTTCCCGCAGGGGCGATCTGTTCGTGCTCGGTCAAACCGTGCGCTCCAAACGAGTGTTTCGCGTGACGGAGGTGACCATGGAAGAAGAAGGCGAAACCACAGTCCGCGCAGTAGAGCACCCATGTGACACCAACGGCCAATCGTTCATTGCGCAGGGCATAGCCAGCTACGTGGGCGGCCTCTTTACCATTGATGGCGGTGGAGAGTAGAATGCAAACAAATGGTTAGGCGTTAGAGATGGGTTTTTACACCGGGCGCAGCGGTAAGCTGTACATTACTCCTATTCTCACTACCGGTCCTACGCCAGCCGAAACTCAGTCGGTGCTGAAAATTCGCGACTGGTCCATTGAAACCAGCCTTGAATTGCTGGAAACTACCACCATTGACACGGCAGTCAAGAAGTACACGCCTGGCATGGTTAGCTCCACGGGCTCTGCCACTGTCATGTATTACAGAGTGGAATCTGGGGATGTAGGTGTGCAGTTTGAGCAATTGCTCAACAAAGTAATGAAAACTACCAACGTTGGCGTCACTGAGGCGGATCGCGTGGGAATGGTGCTGCGAGCTGGATCACAACCAGGGCTAGGCGTTGATATAAAAGATGACATTGCATTTAATGCCTATATCACCAATGCTGGCATCACTGTAGGCACTGGCGAACTCAGTAGCGTATCTTTGCAATTTACAGTTGACGGGCCATTTATAGAACTTGTTGACGCATGACCTATTTCATTGGCAATGTCGGGAATGTAAGACTGCGCCGCAACACCGAAGCAACCCTGTCGGCATTGGTAAAAGATGCGGATGTAACTGTTGCACTGAATCGTATTGGTTTTGAGGCTGCTGCTGACAATTTACTAACTGGCGACAAGGTGACCATTAGCACTGCCGATCCACGCGGGTTATTGTTTTTCACCGTAGGTAGTTGGGTGGATGGCGAGAGCGTTGAGCAACGCAGCTTTTCAGCTTTTATCAATGTAAATACTGCTGGTGGTTTACGGTTTTTCCCTACGTTTGCTGATGCTGTAAATAATAACCGCGCCGTTGAATATCAAGTGCAGTCGTTTGTTGGCGACCCGCTTTTAATCCAATTGGTGGTCCGCGATATCTCGGCCAATGTATTGGGAGATGTCACTGGCTACACATTTAACACTGACCGCGAAGGCTTAGACTCTACAACTTTAAATGATAAATTTAAGCGCATGTATTCCGCTGGCCTAATTAGCGGCTCCGGCAAGATTGATTGCCTGTTTAACAATGCAACATCGGGCATAAAAGAAACTCCATTGCTGATGCTGCAGCTTATCCATCGCGTAGACATTGGCAGCGCATTTGACTGCTTGCTATCAATTACAGATTCGGAAAACAACGCAAGCCTGACTGACATATACTATGAATTCAATGCAATGGTGACGCGCTCAGGGCTAGAGTTGTCCGGTGCTGACGTAATCTCGTGTAGTATAGACTTTATAACCACTGGCGAAATCAAACTGCTGGTAGGCCGGCCTTCTGGCTATATACTGAAAGAAGATGACGACCGCCTTGCCCTCAACCAAAACAGCTTGGAGTTCCTGCTGGCCGAGGTTGAAGACTAGAATGTACCAAAGGAGCTTGTAACCCGTGAGTGACCAACGCATTACGCAGCTAACAAAGCTGAATCAAGCTGATGTGGCAGCCAATGACGTGCTGGCCATCGTTGATGTTGGGTCAAGCGTTACAAAAAAGGTAGAAGCCAAGGAGCTATTCCAGGCGGGCGCAAACCTAGCCGATAGCGCCAGTATTGACCTAATCAAGCTGAACCAAGCCAGCACCACCAAGCTGGGTGCCACTGCACTAGCGGATGATGCAGTTACAGCGGCAAAGCTGGCAAGTGACAGCGCCATTGCCTATGACTCTGTTGCGCCAACCATTGATAATTTTGATGGTCGCGGCTACGTCAATAGCACCAGCAAAGCTCTACAAGTATTTGACGGCAGTGCATACCAGCAAGTGGTGGCACCCACTGCGGGCATCGCAGACCTAGCTGTTACCACTGGCAAATTAGCTGATGGTGCAGTCACCACCGCCAAGGTAACCGCCCTGGGCACTGCTGCTTACGCCGACAGTAGCGTCACTGAGGCCAAGATTGCAGCTAGCGCAATAACTAATGGCAAGGTGGCTGATGGTGCCATCACCACTGCCAAGATTGATGCTGCTGGCCTTGCCGCTGCTGCCATTGCTACTGATGCCATTACAACTGCCAAGGTGCTTGATGGTGCCATTACTGGCGCCAAGATGGCGGACGACAGTGCCACCATCGTCCAAGCAGGCACGCCAGTAGGTAGTGGTGATTTTGAAGGGCAGCAATGGTTTGATACCAATACCAGCGTTCAATATGTCTGGGATAGCACTACATGGGTTAGGCAGGCAGCCATCAATGTAATCAATTTTACGGATTCAACGCCGGTTGCATTTTCAGTTGCCTATCCCGACACCCACACTGCAACCGTCACCACCACTCTCGACACGCAGCCAGCCAATCGAGCATTTATTGGCCCTGCAACTGGCGCTGATGCTGCTCCCACATTTCGCGCCATTGTCCCGGCTGACTTGCCCGATGCAACAGCATCAACCAAGGGCATCATCCAGCCTGGCACAGGGCTAGTCGTTAATGGCGGCACACTAAACCACAGCAACAGCGTTACAGCAGGCACTTACACCAAGCTGACGGTTGACTCACAAGGGCACGTTAGCGGAGGCGCTTTAATTGTAGCGGCAGATGTGCCTAACCTTGATGCCGCCAAGATTACAACTGGCGAACTGCCAACTGCTCGCTTAGCTGATAACGCCGTCACAATTGATAAGCTATCGGATTACAGCACCGCATCACTAGGGGAGACATTTCCAACGCCTAGCTTTATTGGGCAAATCCACCTAAACCCACTGGATAAATCGTTCTTCATGTGGGACGGCAACGTTTTTGTGCCAATTGGCATTTCAGCGGGGCAGATCATATTTGCAGGCACGTTTGACGCGAGTACACCATCGGGCACAGGTAAAATTGCAAGTCTTACGCCTGAAGGGGTTGCGGCAGGCTTCACTCTTAATAGCGCACTACCAGCATCAGCACCGGGTAATACTAAGCACTACTTTGTTGTAAGTGAAGGCGGCACAATCACAAGCGGCAATGCACCAAACGTAATACTGGCGCCGCCTGACCTTATCCTTTCAGTTTATAACACGAGTAGCCCTGGATGGGTGGAAGTTGACGTGTCGTCGGGCGCTGGCGCCATTGCTGCATCACAAGTTAGCTTTGCCGCCGCAGGTGATATAGGCAGCAGCAATGTGCAAACCGCCATTGAAGAAGTTAGCACTGAATGCCGCAATGCAACCAACATAACCAGCGGCACTCTTGCCGTAGCACGTGGCGGCACCAACCTTGCCTCATACACCAAAGGCGACATCATTGCGGCTAGCGCATCTACCACACTTGCAAAGCTACCAGTTGGCACCAATACTCACGTACTGCGGGCTAATAGCTCTACGGCTACAGGCTTGGAATGGGGCGCTGATTTCGTTGGCACCGTCACCACAGTTTCCAGCTCCACGGCGGCGCTAACGGTTGCCACCGCCACCACCACGCCGGCGCTAACGGTGCGAGCTGCCACTACCAGCGTTGATGGCATCGTTCAACTTAGCGACAGCACAGGTACGACCAGCAGCGTCTTGGCAGCCACGCCCACCGCTGTCAAAAGCGCCTATGACCTAGCCGCTGCTGCACTACCCAATGCTGGCGGCACATTAACAGGCGTGTTGTCAGTAGCTGCTGGTACGGCTGCATTGCCCGGCTTAGCCATAGCTAGTGACCCCAACACCGGCATCTACAGCCCTGGTGCAGACCAACTAGCGGTAGCAACTAATGGGTCTGGGAGGTTGTTTGTTGACAGCAGTGGGCGGGTGTTAGCCGGATCATCCTCAAGCTTAAATTTTGGAGGAGTTCAATTTGCCTTGCAGGTCACTACGGGGACCGGCACTCCCGCCAGGGGTCAGCTTATTTCTTACTTCCAAGCTGACGCGAATGGCCCTTTTCTTGTTCTTGCTAAGTCTAGAAGCAATACCTTGGGTACGCACGCTTACCCAAATTCTGGCGATAACCTAGGAACTCTGGCATTCGGGGGATCAAATGAAGCCAGCGCTCGCTTTGACTCATATTCAAGCATCACTTCTTTTGCATCCGAAACATGGGGAGCAGCCGCCAGAGGATCAGAGTTAAGGTTTAACACTACCAGCAATGGCAGTACAGCTATAAGCGAACGCCTCCGCATCGACTCCAGCGGCAACGTGGGGATTGGGACTAGTTCGCCTATAGGAAAGCTATCTATCGGCAATTCTTCCAATAATTTCGTAGTAGACATTGACAGTTCCGCGTCTTATGCGGAGATCCAGGCTTACAACGCTCCCCTTTATATCAATAGACAGGGCAATAACACTATTCTGAATAGCACCTCAGGCAACGTGGGGATTGGGACTACTGGGCCTAGTGCAACGCTAGAGCTATCGGGTACTGGAACCGTATTCAAAGCTAATACGGCAACCACGACTTCAACGGCAATTTCATTGCAACTTGGGGGACTAGTAACTAGCTCAAACAGTGGTTGTTTTATTAAGTCCCACGTAAACCTTAGCTCTACGCTCAACAGTCAGCTTTCCTTTGAGGTAAATGGCGGCGCACTAGAAGCAGTCCGCATCGACTCCAGCGGCAACGTGGGGATTGGGACTAGTTCGCCAACTGCAGGTTATCTGCTTGATTGCAGAGGAAATGTCAAATTTGGCAGTCCTTCAACTGCTGGAGTCTATCTTGGCGTTGATAGCAACATTCCATTTATACAAGGTTTCGACTCAGGAGCAACTTACAATCAACTCAAGTTTTTAGTTGGCGCATTAGAAGCCGCCCGCATCGACTCCAGCGGCAACGTGGGGATTGGCACTACGAGCCCCACCACAACTCTTGATGTAAATGGCGACGTAAAACTTGCTTCCATCAACGGCGGCCCGCTGGCTGGCTTCCGCAACCGCATCATCAACGGCAACTTCGACATCTGGCAGCGGGGGACGAGTTTTAGTGTAACAACCTCTAACACCTACACGGCTGATAGGTGGGCCATACTTTTTGACGGTACTGGAGCCACGAGAACAATTTCGCGGCAGGGCTTTGCGTTAGGCCAGACTGCTGTACCAAATGAGCCAGAGTATTTTGTACGTTTTGACCAATCAGTTGCGGGCAGTGGTTCAACTAGCAATCGCATTGACCAGCGTATTGAAGATGTCCGCACGTTTGCCGGGCAACAAATTACAATTTCGTTTTGGGCAAAGGCTGCGGCAAGTACAACAATGCCAAGTGTTGTACTTCAGCAGTATTTTGGAACGGGAGGAAGCCCGTCTGCTGGCGTTCCGACAACAGCCGGCAGCAGCCTTGCGTTGACAACTTCTTGGCAAAAGTTTTGTTATTCAGTAAGCCTGCCATCAATTAGTGGTAAAACACTAGGAACAGACGGTATAGATTCTTTAGTTGTCTTGTTTAATATGCCATTAAACGCTACCTTTACCATTGACATCGCCCAGGTGCAAATAGAGCCCGGCCCTGTCGCCACACCATTTGAGCAACGGCCGATTGGGACTGAGCTGGCGTTGTGTCAGAGGTATTTTTGGAATCATACGCCCTCTGCAATTAGCCATACATCTCATGATTATGCAGGGACTGGAGTCGAATACATCAATATCCCCTTTGGATTAACAATGCGAGCCACGCCAACAATTGCTTACAACAACTTTGCCGGTACTGGAATCAGCGCCGTAGCGCCCAATCGCCAGTCTGTAAGATTTAGCGCTCCTGGAGGTTTCTACCTTGACGTAGGTTCTATTTTGCAGGCCTCCGCCGAACTGTAACCATCATGTATCAGCTAACCACCAGCACCAGCATCCTCCGCACCACTGACGGAGCCTTCATTCCCAATGACCCCGGCAACCGCGACTTTGCTGACTACCAAGCATGGCTCGACGCCGGCAACACCCCAGAGCCTGCTCCTGCTCCACCGCCGCCGCCGCCCAGCTACGCCGCATTCTGGGATGCGCTACTGGCTAGCACCGTCTACGCCTCCATCCGCACGCAGTCAATGGCCTCGTTGCCAATGAACACGCTCGCCACGGAGTTCATTGCGCTCCTCGGTGATGCCAAAGCCGGCCGCCCTAATGAAGTCGCCATCCAGGCCAGCATGTCAGCGGTGTTCGCCACTGGCACCTTCACTGCCGGCGACGCTGCGGAGTTCACCGAGGCGCTAGCAGTTGGGTTGCTGACTGACATCTACACGCTGACCTAGACTGGCATCATGGCGATCCCCCCCGGCCAATACAACTTCTCGCTGCAGCGCCGGGCAGATCACAGCATCACGCTGGAATTTGATGACAGCACTGGCGCATCCATCAACCTAACCGGCTGGACAGTTGCCGCCCAAGTGTGGAACCAGGATCGCAGCACAAAATACGCCGACTTCACCGTCACCTACACCGATCGCGTCACTGGCACCATCGCCATTGCGCTAACCGACGAGCAAACCGCCACGCTACCCAACGAGGTGTACTACGACGTGCTGCTGACCAACCCTAGCGGTTTGAAAGAGTATTACCTTGAAGGCATCATCTACGTCTCAGAGGGTTACACGGCATGACCTCTGTAAACGTCACCGCCGTAACTAACACAGTCACCGTCACCGAGGGCGATACCACTGTTGTCACCGTCACTACTGCCGGCCCCCAAGGCCCCGGCGGCGGCGCTGGCGCAGCCTACGTTCACACGCAGGCATCACCTGCCACTACTTGGACCATCAACCACAACCTTGGTTTTCGCCCATCAGTGGAGCTGCTCGATTCCGGCAGCCAAGAGATCGATGGTGCTATCGCGCACCCGACAGTTAATCAAACCGTTGTTACACTGAACCCAGCAACTACTGGGCTAGCTCGCCTTATCTGACATGGCACGCAAGTTTTTCA